AAGGGCGACCACATCTGCGACATCAGGAGCTGCTCGTCCTGTGGGGCGTACCGTGGGCGCTGTGCGGGCACTACTCGTCACCCTCGGTGTGTTCGATGTGATGCATCGGCTCGACGTCGATCACCTCATCGACGAGTTGTGTGGGCTGGCCGATGCGCGACTGGGCCGCTTCGAGCGCCGACAGGATGCTGATCGACTGGTTGATCTCGACCTGCTTCGTCTCGCCGTAGGTCTTGCGATTGTCGGCGCCCATGAGCCACTTGTAGGTGTCGATCTTGAGTTTCGACCGTGCGACATCCTCCACGGTGTCGTCAGCCTCGGCAATCTCGATGATCCGACCCGCCCACCATTCAGTCCGTAGCTCTTTCGCCTCCTTGTACCGCTCGTGCCGCTGAGGGTCACGTTTGATCCAGCGGAAAAAAGCCTCGTACTCAATGGTACGTTGGTCGTGGTTCAACACATCCTTGAGCGTGCGCCCCTTGACCATCTCGCCAAGGACACGCTCGAACATGGCCTCGAACATCGTGTCCTGGAGCGCACGGGTCAGGGTGCGACGCTGTGACAGGTCGAGTGGGGGTGTGGTGGTCGACGGTGACGACGCCGATGGGGGATTGAGCCAGTCAGGAACCGACGATGTGGGTGCCTGAGCGACGGGCGAGTGCTGCTCCATGATTCGAGTGTAGCACTCTGGGGGTTGGGTGGGGTTGGGGGTGATAGGGGATCTAATTGGTTCACTGGTTTACTGGTTCTGGGTGATGTGGAAATTTTTTGCGGGGGTTACGTTTTCGGCACCTGGGCCAGCCGCTTCGAGGGGGTGGGGGTGCCTGCCCCACCTGCCAGGGGCCAGGGGCACCAGGGCAACCAGGGTGCATTGGTCCACTGCTACCGGATTGGTCCACTGCCACCAGGGCAACTAGGGTGCATTGGTCCGATGGTGCTAGGATTGGTGCGATGATGCCCCCGGGGCAATTGGTCCGGGGTCTGCGACCTCTTGCTTTCCAGGGGATACGTTTAAGAATTAAGTCCATTGTGTTACTTTTTCGACTCCCCATCCCCCCGATCCTAGTCACAGTGTCACACCCCCTCGGACCAATCAACCCTATCTTCGTCACTGAACCAATAACCCTAGACTTCCCTCGGACATCTCATTGCACTTATCATGCTTGCACCGTAACCCGTAACCCCTAGGAGAACTCGAATGACCAAACAAGAAATCAAAACCCTTGAACGTGCTCGCGCTGGCGGCCGCGGTTACCTCTTGCGCATGATGGCCATCGTTCATCGTTCAGGCTCGACCCGCACCCAGCGCGAGATTGAGCAAGCAATCAATGATGCGGATGCGATGGACGAATTCATCCGCGTTAATGGCGCGCTTGTGCACTCCAGCGAGATTTGACGTCAACCCGCGCGCCCTACGGGGCGCGCATCATCGGAGCACTCACCATGCTGCACCCTTCCATCATCACCACCTACAAGTTCCACCGCACACAGCGCGTACAGAACCCCATTGACGCATGCGTCGACACTGCCCACGGGTACGGCATCAAGGTGTCAACCCTTGCAGCGTTTCTGCGCGCAGTTGGCATTGACGCTGAACATCTGCGCAACCTATGAGCTACACCATGCGCACCCGCCCCATTGATGTCCTTTTCGCATGCGCCTACGGCGCAGCCCTTGGGCTTTTGCTCGCTGCTTTCATTTGACGGAGAACCTACACCATGCCAAACACCAACAGCCTGATTGTTTACGACGGCCCTTCCACCATCGACGGTAAGCCCATCGTCGTGATCCTCACGGGCTTGGCCGATAGCAGCGAAAACGCAAAGACAGGGAACCTAGTCCAGAGCTTTATCATCCGATCGGACGTCGCGCCTACGGATGCCCTGAAGACAGGGGATGATGCCAGCGTATGCGGCCTGTGCCCGCATCGTCCCTTGATCGCAAAGATGCTCGAGCGCGCAGGGCTTCCCTCGGCCCCTTGTTACGTCAACGTCGGGAAGTCGGTTCTCGCAGTGTTCGGCGCGTATCGTCGCGGGTCCTACGCGCGCGCATCATCGGTTGATCAAGTGCGCGCAGTGTTGCGCAATCGAAAGCTCCGGCTTGGCACGTACGGTGACCCGGCGGCCGCTCCGGTAGAGCTCTGGTCGCTGCTGGTGTCACTCTCTGCCGGCCATGTTGGGTACACCCACCAATGGCAATCCGTAGGCTTTGACGCGCGCGCATGGTCTCCCCTTGTCATGGCGTCGGCAGACTCTGCTGCTGAAGCCCAGCAGGCTCAGGCTTTGGGTATGCGTTACTTTCGGGTATCCATCGGGGTTGACAAACAGCCCCTTGAGGTTACGTGCCCCGCCAGCATAGAAGGAGGTCGCAAGGCGCAGTGTTCTGATTGCATGCTGTGCGCTGGCACCAGCAAGCAAGCCCGTTCCATCGTTATCGCCGACCATGCTGCCGGGCATGAAAAGCGGGTTATTTCAATTCGTTCTATCTGAGAGGTACACCATGATCACACTCACCATAGACTACAAACGGGAAAGCATTGTCGAGGAATACGCAACCCTCGAGGATGCAACTACCGCATACGCTGACTCCGACTGGGCGGCATGCCATCAACCCGGAAACGATATCCGCCGGATCACCCTGCGGATTGACGGCGCCACTGTCAAAACCAAAACCTATTAAGGGGTAAACCATGAAACGACACTACGCGCAAACCAAAGCACAACGGCAAGCCGAATGGCTCGCAGCATTTAATGATTTAGTGGTGACACGCAAGCCCGCGTTATCGGGAAGGATCGAATGGCCTGCAGCGCTGCACTATTTTTATGCGGGGTTGACCCCGCACGATGCTGCAGATTCCTACTGTATCGCTCGCAACATTGGAGAGGGTTGACCATGTCCCGCTCCAACCCTATGCACCACGGCGCGCCCCTAAGTCCACCACGCCCCCGCCCGTGGCCGTTCCCCGTCACGTTACCGGCCCCCGGCCACGCCCCGGACCCTAAGCCCGTGCGCGCGCCAGTGCCCTACCCCGTCAATGCGCCAGCGGCGCCCTTCTGAGGAGATCGCAATATGAACCCGATCATGATCCCCTGTATGGACCCTGACCGGCCCCTGAACGCCGAGGAGCTGGACGACGAACGCTGGGAGCGCCGGCGCGCCCGCGTGCTCACTCGTGCCCATATCGAGCACCTAGAAACCGCCCTACGATGGGCGCTTGAACAGGTCGAGGATGACCTAGACCTAGACCACCAAGCCGCCCTAGAGGATGCTTGGTCCCTTTTGGAGGACTGACCTATGGCTAAGTTTCTTTTCGTTGACGACGATCAACATATTTCCGTGGAGCTTTGGATCGAAGCCGCCACGGAGAGGAAAGCCCACAAAATTGCATGGGACTCCCTCACGCCAGAACAGAAAGACGCTTGCGGTTATCTCATTTGTGTTGACGAAGTGGAGGACTGACCTATGCTGTATCTGAACATCCCCCCTGACTGCGCCGGGTATCCTGCCGCAGCTTTTACTCAGGACGGGCAACTCCTAATTGCCGGACCGCGAGAAGACTGCGAACAGGTGGCCCGGGACAATGATGGGCTTTACTGCTGGATCGACCGGGGCCGTCCCGTCATTCGGCGCGACTTTTCCAATCTGGAGGACTGACACCATGACCCGCCACGACCACGCCACAGTAGCTGAACTGATCGCGTATCTCTCGCACATGGACCCGGATACGCCCGTGGTGCTGCGGGAGGATGACGCGCCCGCAGACGGCCCCTGCGTCACGCTGGAGGATGTTCTGTACGAACTGACCCCGGTATCTGACGACACCCGCTCGAACGGACCATGGAGATAACCCTATGCTGTACGGACTCAACAAACCCTTGACGCATTCGGGGTGGTCAGACGAACGGCGGGAGGATATCTGCCCGCACTGCGGGCGCACACTCGAAGACCCGTCAGAACTGCTCACCGGTTTGTGCAATAGCGACGACTGCCCGCGCCACGATGACCCGGAGCACGTCGAATGATCATCGCCCTTCTTGCCGCCCTTGCCGCCGCCATCATCGCCGCTATTCTTTTAGGAGATTAAACCCAATGACCACCATCGAACCCACCATCGAAGCCCCGAAGCCCGGGCGCCCCCGTACCCGCGTCACGACCACCACCGTGACCACCGAGCGCCTGGCAGAGCTGCAGGCCCGCCTGGGCCTGTCTGCACAGGGCATGGCGCGCTACCTCGGCGTACCCCTGCCCACCTATCGAAACTGGCGCGACGGGCACAGAGAGCCCCCCGCCGTGGCGGGTCGGCTGCTTGAGGTGCTGGGCACGGTCGAAGCCCTCGCGCCGGGTATCCATGATCACCTGATGCCGGGGCGGTGATGAGTGCCTGGCACAACGACTAAGGGGCCTCACGGCCCCTTTTTCACGTCCCGGTCATCAGTTCCTCATCCCACGCCGGATCGTACCCGCTGACGATCCTGCGCTCGATCTTGGCGATCCTGCGCCGCTCATCCTCGGCCCGCTGACGGGCCTTGATGATGTCGCGCTGCTGATCCTTAAATGCCACACTTAGCGCCGGGTTGATGCCCCAATCCGCTTGGTGGAGGTGCTCTCGCGTCCGATCATCGGTGCGGATCACCCACCCGGCCTCCTCAAGGATCAGCATGGCCTCGATCACCAGCCGGTCCTGCACAAAGACGTTCGTGACCTTTTCAAGTTGCCGGCGTGCCCCTCGCTTGACCTCACTCATCGTGATGCTGGTCTTCTCCTGCGCCCAGAACAGCACGTAATTGGCCACCCACTTTTCCCACGATTCACCCACGCCCTCAATCAGGGTGTATCGCAGCGCCGGGATGATGTAGTTCCGTGCCATGTCCACGGCACGGGCAATGGTGTCGCGGCTGACCACCGTCGAGAAGGGCGACTCGATCACATGCCACAGCAGCGCCAGGCGGGCCGTGGTGCCCTCCAACTTGCCCAGCGCCGTGAGGAACGCCGGGTCGGACTCCAGCACCACCTCATCGCGCTTGGTGCGCTCGAACCACAACTGGTATTCCCTGAAGAACTCGTAGGCATCCGGGGCCAGGGTGTACGTGGTCGCGGGCAGGCTGTACACCAGGCGCACCACCTGCTCCCAGTCCTGCGGGCCGTTGGTGGGCGCGGGCTCACCTCGGCGCGTGAGGCGGGAATTGAGCACGCCGGGGATGAATCGCTGCAGCAGGCCGTCCGTTGCCAACCCCTCGACCGCCTGCTTGTACACCATCGGCTGAATGTTGCCGTACACGCTGACCGCGAAGCAGTCGGCAATGATCGCACCACCACTCACCCGGTCATACTCGTACCTCTTGGCCTCGTAGGCCTGCACCCAGGCGCTGCGGTCCTCGCCGCTTTGCCGGTCGGACATCTTCTTGGTCCACGCGGCCATCTCGTCGAGGTAGCACAGCAGGCCCCGCGGCCGGTCAGCAGCGTAGCGCACGAGTTTCTGGCTGGTGATGTCGCTGACCTTGATGCGCAGTGGCTGCGGCTGGGGCGGGAGGTCGCTCACCATCGGCAGCGCCGTGTTCTCGGTCATGCCTGCCGACGCAGCCTGCTCCAGATAGTCCTTCTTCTGCGCCGCGTGCAGCGCCTCCTGCCCCTCCCACTCCAACAGCGCTTTGCGCCACCGGGGCATGTCCTCGGCCTCGATGGCGTGCAGCGGCTCGATCATGGGCGAGGCGCCGGGGGTCTTCTTGTCGGCTGGGCTGCCGATGGTCATCAACCAGATCACGGGCGGCACCTCGTACCCGTCCATCAGGCGCAGCCGGGAGCGGGAATCAATGGCCCC